GGCTATTTCAAATGTTAGCGTAAGTAGTGCAAACTTCTTCTTACTAGAAGCAGGGGTTTCAGTGGCTGGAGCGTTAACACAGTCGTTAGACAAACTCACAGTTACATTTACACCAATAGCAGATTTAATAACCGCTACCGCTTATACTGCACTTGCTACAACTAATATAAAAGATATAAGTGGGAATGCACTAGCACAAAATAATATAACAAATTTCACAACAGTATAAAACTAGGGAGCCTTATGGCTCTCTTTAATTTTAGGAGGAATATATGTTAAACACAGAAAAAGCACTTGATTTGCTGCCACTAATAGGCAGCATTTATGAGAAACTAGATGTCAAAGAATATATGAAAGCACAGGCACAGAAAGCAGTTGCAAAACACGAGGGATTAAGCAAAGAAGAAATGGCAAAGAAGATCGGACTTGATGTACTTTTAGATACTGTTTTTATATTAGTATTTAAAAATGCAAAATCAATTAAAGAAGAAATATTTGAAATTGTTTCAATCGTTCAAGAAATCGATATTGAAATTGTTAAAAAACAAGGTTTAATCAAGTCTATATTAGCGTTAAAAACTTTACTAAATGATGAGGATATAAAAGAACTTTTTATTTAGCCTATGAACTAGACTACGAAAACATTATTATTTTAGTTCATAGCTTTAACTATGATTATATACGTAGACAAAAACTAAAAACGGTCATAAAACTAGTCTTAAAACTAAATGAAAAGGAACAAAGTAAAAAGGCTCATAGTGAATATCTAGTAGATTTGCATTTTATGAGAACTGGCGAAATTCCTTATAAAAGTTTTGAAGATTATTTCAATAAGAAAGTTGTAAAAGTTAAGAGTGAAACTAAAGAAGAAATTCAAAGTAAGGTCGATAAAATTTTATCCTCTATGGGAGGTGTGAAGTGAGAGCATTTGAATTATTTGGAGAGATATTTTTAAGGGACAACGGGGCAAATAGAAGTTTAGGAGAAATTGAAGGTAGTGCAAGACGTGCTGATGGTGCGCTTGGGAAAGGTATTGCAACCGCTGCAAAATGGGGCGGTGCAATGGTACTTGCAGCAGGAGCAGCAGCCGCAGCAATCGGTGGTGTAGCACTTAAAGCCGCAGTTTCGTATGAGAAACAAATGGCTAATGTTGCTACTCTCTTAGATGGTGATGTTAAAACTAAAATAGGTAATATGTCCGCACAAGTTAAAAAAATGAGTAGCGAGACAGGCACAAGCACAGAATTATTGACGGATGGATTGTATCAAGTTGTGAGTGCTTTCGGTGAAACAGATGATGCTATGAAGATACTTGAAATAAGTACAAAGGGTGCAGCGGCAGGAAATGCTACAGTAACGGATTCAGTTAATCTATTATCAGCAGTAACAAAAGGTTATGGTGATACATCAGCAAAGGCAGCACAACAAACGTCTGATTTAGCATTTCTCACAGTAAAATTAGGTCAAACCGATTTTCCAAGTTTGGCTCAAAATATGGGAAAGGTGATACCTTTAGCCGGAGCAATGAAAGTTAGTCAAGAAGAATTATTCGGTGCAATGGCAACACTAACTGGAGTAACAGGCGGTACTGCAGAGGTTACAACGCAACTTAGAGGAACAATCCAAGCATTTATGAAACCGAGTGAAAGTATGTCAGCAGCACTAAAAGGGATGGGATATGAAACAGGGGCAGCAGCTTTGGAAAGTTTGGGGTTGAATGGTGCTTTAACAGGATTAAAAGAATCGGTTGGCGGTAACACTACAGAACTTGGAAATATGTTTGGGAGTGTAGAAGCTGGAACCGCAGTATTAGCACTAACAGGCTCGCAAGCAGATATATTTACAGAAAAAACTAAGGCGATGGCAGAAGCAGCTGGAGCAACAGAAGCAGCATTTAAAACTCAACAGGCTACGGTCTCTGCTATGATGCAGAAAATGACAGAAAGTTTTAATGTTGTAATGATAACGCTCGGAGAAAAGTTGCTACCTATGTTCAACAACGTTCTCGAGTGGGTTATAAAGCACATGCCGGAGATAAAGCAAGGTATAGACAATGCTATGACAACAGTATCTGATGTAGTTGAAATAGTAATAACTAAATTTCAAAAAGTAATCGAGGTAGGCAAAGAAATTGCAGAAACTATATTCCCTAACTTGAATACAAAGTCTTTTGATTTAGGCGAAACTATAAAGGAATTAACTACTAAGGCTTTTGATATTTTAATAACTGCTTTAACGTGGGTGCGTGACAACATACCGCTTATAAAAGGTGTAGTAATAGCGTTAACTACAGTATGGATAACACAAAAAGGTATAGTATTAGCAAGTAACATTGCATTACTAGCACATAATGTACAACTTGGGATCGCAAAAATTAAAGATGTAGCTTTAACCGCTTCAATTGTCGCCTTATATATAGCACAGGGTATAGGAACCGCTGCAACAACCGCTGGGTCAGTAGCAATGGCTGCTTTTAACTTAGTTATGAGTTTAAATCCTATAGCAATAGTAATACTTGCACTCGTAGCGCTTGGTGTTGGAATCGTGGCGCTCGTTAAAAATTGGGAAACAGTTACCACCGCAATCTCTAAAGCTTGGAATTGGTTGACAAAATGGAATAAAGAGCCAACAGAAGACAAAAGTACTACAGTAACTACAAATAGAGTAACGAAATATTCCTCTAGTGGCATCCCAAGAACTGGAGGCACTACTGATAGAGGATACGCAACAGGAACAACTAATGCAACAAAAGGACTTCATTGGGTAGGAGAAAAAGGTCCTGAACTATTAAACTTTAATGGTGGAGAAACTATTAAAAACGCAAAAGATAGTGCAAAAATAGCAAGTAGTAAAAATAGTGGTTTTAATTTAAACATTGAAACATTTGTAAATGAAAGAAAACAAGACGTTGAAGAACTAGCCGAAGAATTAAGTTATTACATTAAAAAGAAAGAATTAGGAGGGGTTTAGATGTTCCCAAGTTTTATATACAATAATAAAGATAGTTACGAAGATTTTGGAGTCATTATAAATGTGAAGCCTCCTAGCGTAGTTCCCGAAAACAATATAGATGAGTACGAATTACCGGGCAAGGATGGCAATTTGACAATAGATTATAAAACTAGGAAAAGTTATATCTTACCTCTTGAATGCACGATCATGGATGAAAGCCGAATAGAAGAAGTAAAAGCATGGTTAATGAACACATCTAGCGATTTGATATTTAGTTGGGATTCTGATTATAAATATAAAGCTAGAATAATTAATAAAATAGATATATCACAGAGTCTAAAAACTTTTGGAGAATTTCCTTTGATGTTTAAAGTTCAACCGTACAAACTTAGTATAGGTGAAGAATTGATAACCTTAGAGAACGCAGGAACGATTTACAATGGGACAGGTAATACTAGCCTACCGATTATTAAAGTGTTTGGTAGTGGTGATGTGAGTGTTACTATTAATAGTCAAACTGTAAATTTAACTAACATAGTGGATTATGTAACTATGGACAGTGATTTGGTTGATTGTTATAAAAATACACTTTTAAAAAACAATGATATGAGTGGTGAGTTTCTTAATTTAGAGGGTGGAAACAATTTTATTTCATGGACTGGTACAATAACAAAATTAGAAGTAACACCTAATTGGAGGTGGATTTAATGATTAATATTTATGATAGTAAAGAAACAGACTTCACAAACAATGGTTTAGTCGTACTTAATGAATGCATTTCTTGTGTTGTTGAAGAGGAACTCAATTCAGTATTTGAGGCTACTATTGAATATCCACTTGATGAACATGGCAAATGGAAACAACTTTTAGAAGGAAATATTATAAAGGCTTCTTCTCAGCTGTTTCGTATATATCATAAAGTAAAAACTTTAAAAGGAATTAAGATAAATGCAAGGCATATATATTATGATTTACTTGATAATTTTTTAGAAGATATAACATTGACTAATATAAACGGCGCTGGTGCTTTAGATGCAATACTTACAAATACTCAATACGCACATAGTTTTACATCAATGAGCGATGTTTCAATATTAGCAAATAAACAGTTTATCAGAAAAAACGTAGTTGAAGCTATAATGGGTACTGATGGATTAATTAATAATATTGGTGGTGAATTAGTAAGAGACAATTTCAACATTAAGTTATTAGGTACTAGAGGACTTGATAGAGGTGTATTAGTTGCCTATGGTAAAAACGTACAAGGAATCC